TGAAATACCTTTGCCAACAGATTTTCCAATTCCACTTCCTACATTAGGATATTTGGTGGTATTCATTGGAACTAAATTACCATTAGCATTATCACTTTTAGCACTATTAGAACTTGTATTTTGGGATAGAATATTTAGTTGGTCATAATTTGCAATACCATTTTTTAATTCTTTATTATTCTTTTTATTTGCTTTAGTTGTATTGTTTACGGCTTTAGTCAATGATTTTTGAGCTTTAGTAGATTTATCTATATTATCTGCACTTGATTGTGCATTTTTGCTAATATTAGATGTTGAATTAGATGTATCCTCACTCCACCCAAACATTTTAGATAATCTTTTTACTGCTTTATCTGCAAAAGCTATTAAACTTGATAATGCATCGTTTATAGTTTTTACTGCCGGAAGAAGTATATTAATTAGTACTGTTCCTATTGTCCCAGCCAGTTCTTTCCATCTTTCTGACAAAATACGAGTTTGATTTGCCCAACTTCCTTGTGTTTTAGCGAAGTCACCCTGTGCTAATTGTGTTTGTTGCATTACAAAATTATAACGCAACTGTACTTTTTCAGCTTGTGTCATTGCTGAAGTAGATTTTGTTATACCTTGTGATAATGCAAAAGCCTGTAAGTTTGCATCGGTCATTACAATACCAAACTGTTTTAATGTTTCTGTTTCACCTGTAAAGATGGATTTAAGGGCAGTACTAGATATTTCTTGGTCAACGTTATAAAATGATGCCATATCAGCAGATAAACCCGTTAAAGCAATAGACATATCACTTGCATTCTTATCGGCTAAACCCATACATTTAGCCATTGCCATAAAAGTTGAACCGGTTTGTTTTGCAGTTAA